CTCTATTCCCACTTTCAGTCTAAGGAATTTAAGGACGATTTGGCTAAGTGCATTAAGAGTAAGGGTAGTAAGGGTATGGACTACGTGCCGTGGTCTAATGTAATGGATAGATTTCTGCAAGCTTGTCCTACGGCAGAATATAAATTCCATGAGTACCCTATCGAACATTCGGAAGGTGCTGTATCTGTTAAGGTAGTTCGACCTTATACTGGTGATAGTAAACACGGATACTTTGTTACCACTAGCGTAACTTGCTACGGTGTAACTAGAACTATGTCATCCCCAGTATACGGTAAGACTTTCTCACAGGTTGCACTCAAGCCACAGGCTAATCAGATACATAATGCACAGATGCGTTGTCTATGTAAGAACGTGGCTATGTTTGGGTGCGGTATCGAATTGTGGACTAGGGAGGAAGAAGATCAGCTAAAGGCTGAGGACTCTATACCACAGGCAACGGGTATGGAGTCAGAGGACGATATTGTTAACACCGCTATTACTGAGTTTGGTGGTAAAGAGGTGAAAACAGAAAGTTGCCCTAAGTGCGATGCTCAGTTGGTACAGAAATCAGGTAAGTTTGGTACGTTCCTTGCCTGCTCTGCCTATCCAGAGTGCAAGTTTACTAAGCCAATATAGCGTTTTGTTTTGGCACGGTTCTTGCAATTATAATTATTATTATAATTATTATAATTACTATTATTATTATTATAGGGAGGGTGTATGCGAGAGAGTGAACTAAACGACAGGGAGTTAGAACGCACTATACTCTCTGTTATGTTAGCTGGCAAAACTGATACCGCATTTTTTGCCGATAGAGTACACAAGGACGATCTATTCTTTAACCACCATAAGACTATTTTTGGTGGCCTAGTTGACTTGTTTCGCTTTAGCGATGAGGTAGACTACATTACCCTACGTTCTAAATTTACAGGTGATGTGAGGATACTGGAAATGTTAGGAGAGATACATAATTATGTACCACCTGATTCTGTAAATAAAGATCAGGCTTGTAGACTACTGAAAGAGTTTGCATCTAAACGTGCTGTACTGAGGCTATGCCATCAGGCAATAGCAGGGCTAGATAGAAACTCAGACTCCGAAGAAGTCATACAGTTAATACAGCATGAATCTACAAATATACTACGTTCCTCTAGCTTCTTACTTAAAAAATCAGGGGTAGCAGAATCCGAAGATTGGATTAAAGAGATACAGAGTGAGATAGACTTAGGGGAACGTGGGGAAGATGAGTACGATGCACCACCAGTAGGAATGCCTGAGCTAGATGAAAAGATGAAAGGGCTACAGGATATTAACGTAATATCTGCACCTACCGGGCATGGCAAATCTATGCTGGCATTAAACTGGGTAGTGAATATAGCGTTAAACGATAAGTTTACAGGTAAGATATTGTATATGAATTATGAAATGAATCAGAAGCAGTTGGCACGTAGGGTATTAGCCATAGCATCTGGTGTTACCTATGATGAAATATACAAGCGTAGATTTATCACTAAAGAGAATGCGGCTAGGTACACTAAAGCTAGAGACACATTCTTAGAGAAGAAGAATCTTATCCTTACCAACAACGAACCTAAAACTCTATCGGTAACGATGGCGTTAATACAGGAACACGTTACTTGCAACAACGTACAGATCGTAGTCATAGATCATTTAGGTGAGATAGCTAGTGAACGTGAGGAACACAATATGGATCATTGGATGAAGCTCTCTAAGTACGTTAAGGAGTTAAAGAATGTCACCACTAGACTAGGCGTACACTTAATTGTAGTCGCACAGCAAAATAGAGAGGGGTATAATAACGGTATGGGACAGGCCGGGGGGTTAGGTAGGGTTGCTGGTACTTTAGAACTGAGTAGGATATGCGATTGTTTTATCAACCTGTATATCAATCGTGAAGAAGAACGTGTTATGTCGTTAGAGAAGAACAGAAATGGTGAAGCCTGTAAGTTTCTTATTAATTTTAATGGTGCTACACAGACCATATCTATTAGGGAGGAAATTAAATAATGCGATATGTACTTGCTAGAGAATGTCCACACGAAGATCATAAGGGGGAGGAGTGTGTTACCTATTCCTACCTACAAACAAGTACGGAAGATGATTATGGTAACGTAATAGAAGGACGTAGTGTAAAAATCTTTGAGTCTAAAGCGGAGGCTAAGGCATTTATGAAAGAGATGCGGTACAGTCCTGATGTAGTAATGATATTACCTTATGAGGAGGGAATCTATGAATAAGAAAGATATGTTGTTGTTTGTCAAGCTTACGCTAGAGGATATGATTTGTTCCTCTATATCCAGAGATGGTACAGATAACCAAGAACGTGCTACCCTAGAGAAAGCTAGGGCATGGACTAAAAGATTAATGGAGTTAGAAAAAGAAGATAAGTATGCTGAACAATATAAGAGCTACCATATAACAGTACCGTTGAATAGTATGGAATGTAAAGAACTACTCTATGCAGGGCAACATTCTGGTAGTGGTTTTGATTGGGTGTTCCCGGCTAAAGAGGATAAGCACGTAAAGATACACGTAGAGATTGTTCCTGAGTAACGCTATGAAAGAAAATAAAGAACGCCACCCATGTATTGTGGCTAAACATGATGTGGTAAAAGTTAGAGCCGCTAAGAGAATTGCTGTGCTATGTCGAACCTGTAATAAATGGATAGGGAAAAAACATGAGTAAATTCAGTAGAAGTAAAGGACAGAGAGGTGAACGTGCAGTAGCAGAACTACTACAAGAACACCTACAAACTGAGGTTAAGAGAGAGCTAGGCGCACCTAGAGATGGTGGGTGCGATATTAAAATTACTCTAAATGAAATCACCTATTTTATCGAAGTAAAATACCACGCTAAAGTTACACAAAGTACGGTAGATAAATGGTGGGAGCAAGCTAGAGAGCAAGCAAAACTCAATGAGGATGTAGTTTTAAACCCTGTACCTGTACTGATTTATCGACAAACAAGATGGAAAGAGTGGGAGTGTAGAATACCGTGGCATCATATGTTATGGCAGATGGAAAAGACTTCACTTAAATCTAAAGTATCACCAGAGCCACACATTACTATGCCAATACGTGTACTAACAGACGTAATGCAAGTCGGTAAGAGTCAATCTATATCTAAAGGTAAGATGGTAATAACAGATCATAATGATGTGAGTAAGGATGAATTAGAACAATACATAGACCAAGCCAGAAGGAGGGCTTAACTCATGCCTAAGACAAAACGTAGAGTAAAAGCAGATGAAAGTTTTTGGTCAGTTAGAGACAATCGGCATAAAGTATATCTAGTAGTTTTTACTCTTGCCTGTTTTCTAGCTCTAGTCGATGCCATTATTAATTACTAATATGGAGGAGCCTATGGATATAACAGAAAACAAATGTAGACTTAGATGGTATGAGGTTTCTGTGGCTATGCACGTAGTAGGTATGAGACATACAGAATCTCTACGCCAAGGGCTACAAGATAAACATGGTTACGCTGGTAGGGATGTGCATGATAACCTGTACGGTGTACTAGGAGAGATGGCGTTCTCTAAAATATGTAACGTGTACTACCCATTAACAGTTAATACTTTTAAAGAAGCAGACATTGGTGAAACATGGCAGATTAGAACCGTAGGCAGTAATAAAAATACTAATCTAATCGTTAGAAAGAATGACCCAATAGAACATAACTACGCATTAATACATATAGAGAAGGTAGCAAAATACTATTATGCAGAGTTTAAAGGCTGGATTAAAGGTAAAGATACTAGGCGTGAGAGATACTTAACAGATTTTGGATACAAGCATCGCCCTGAAGTTTATTGCATTCCATTTTCGGAGTTGCAACCCCCGAATTATCTCCCCTTAGAAGCCCCCTCAGAATTGATTTAAGCGATTATTTTTTGAATTGGATGGTAGGAGTCGGGTGATTATTTGATCGCCCGATTTCTGCTTTTATTTGTCAATCGCAGATTCTTTCTACTGTTATTCATAGGGTTGCCGTCCTTATGGTGTACGTCCTTAGTGGATTTCCTACCGTTTAACACTTTTCTCCTAGCGGCATTACGTGATGCTCTACGTTTAATCTGCTTTGGTTTTCCCTGATACGTGCGGTACTCCTTTGCGTAGTCTCTCGGCATATACTTTTCTCACTCCATTTAAAGGGACACAGTTTAATGTCATACCTAAAGGGATGCCTATTCTTGATGCCTGCTCTCCTCTATTTAGACAATCCTGTTTTAGAATATGAGTCTCCAAAACCTCTACACTCTTTACTTCCCCTCCTGATAAAATTACAGATATTAATAGCCACATTATTTCTTTTTGTTAGATAACAGAGTTTCAAGTATAAGGTGTTGGACATTTATAATCTTATCTAAATCTTGTTTAGTAATACGTTCTGCATTTAACTTATCAATTTGATCTTCTACACGATCTAACCTACCCCACAGCTTCTTCACAATCCAAGCAGATAAGGCTACTAAAGTAGTGCATAGTGCAATAAACCATTCCTGTATCTTCTCCATAGCACTACTTTGTATTTTTTTTATTTAAATTCCCAGACTCAACAACTCTAATATCTGTAACTTTATCCTCTTTAGATTTCTCTAGTTCATTAATACGCATATGTAAGCTGGCTATATCCGATTTATACTCTTGTCTCGGCACAGTAGTATGCTGTATTTCGTCTATTCTCCTATCGGTTTCATGGATTAAATTCGAGTTTCGACTAACCGCAGAGCCATCAGCTTTATCTTTCTCTAACCCATCTATCTTTGCAGTTAAACGATTGAGCATCCACCACCCTAAACCTACAAAGATACCCCATATGTTCTCTAGTATTTTTTCCATTCATTTTACTTGTGCTCATCACTATGGATACCTAACATAGAATCTATTTTGTGATGTAAGCTGTCCATATAGGGTTGTGTAAATACATACGCATAACCAAGATAAAGTATTAGTGTTAAGGCTAGTGCCATATATAATCTAATCATCAGTAACTCAATGCCACCCCATGAATCTGCCCTTCTTTACTTCCACTCGCTTGATTGGCAAACTCAATTTTATATTTAAGCTGAGTGCCAGCCGTAACAGATATTGCTGGTGCAATTGCTATGTTGATACCTGTGCTAAATGTTCCTTTACCTGCTAATACACAAGTAGAATAGTTACTGCCGTTATCAGCAGACACCTTGGCAATAATGTCGGTATTGAGAGTATTAGTTCCAGCGTTATTCTTATAGAGCAAGCAAAGACCTAAAGAACTTTTGCTGGCTGAATCTTGCGGTGTAATTGTAGTGCTAGTAAAACTCCCAGTAGCGTTAGCCGTTTTTTCTTGCCCTTCTATTTTTTTAACAAAATAAACATAATTAGTTGAGTTATCGGTAGGTACATCAGCCACCAACGGGCCAAAAGAAGAACTAGCATC